ACCGATTGCTTCGTACATATCTCTGTACGCTTCGTACATGTTATGCATTTGTGGATTAGACATAGCTAATTGTAATTCTGTTTGTGCTAAACTTATTCTTTGTGATTGTGAAAATATATTTGGATCAGCTACAGGAATAATATCTATCTTGTCATCAAAATCCGTAACCTTAATATTTCGTTGTGCACCAACGACGTCATAAGGATACTCAGCAGGCAAATAAGTTTTAAATACATTCGCAAGTAATTCAAACTCTTGTTTCATCGCCACATACATTCTTTTGTGTATGGCTGACATGACTCTGGAACCACGTTCTAAGAGAGCTATGGTCGTACCAACAGCTGCTTGTTGGTTGCCGTCACCGACCTGCATGTCAGCTATGGCGGCAAATCGTTGTCCTGCCTGAACTACAATCCCCATCAACTGCAATAAAGTCTGTGATGGTTCTTTAAATGGTAAGGGCATAAATGCGTCTCTGATGTTTCCACCAGGTGCATCTACATCTCTGAACTCTCCAGGTTGGATAGAATTTGCTTCGTCTCTTACACGAATACCTCGTTGTTTAAAACCTGCAGGCATATTTGAAAATGTACCTGCATCAATTAATTGTCTTAATGCGTTAGTTGCAGTTCTAGATAAACCACCAATCATGTGGATTAAACCAAAACCGTAGAATCCTAGACCAGGTAAAAATTTAAAATGAACAAAATATTCTATTTTCTTTTTTAACGGATCCATAGGTTGATAGTTTCTTCTAATAGATAATACTTCTCTACTACCAGCATCCAACGTAATAATGTATGGAAGTTTGATTCCAGTCATATCACCAGCGTTGTCTTTATCTTCAAATCCCTCTAGATCTAAATCCATGTGAAATTCTAAGATAGTGAAAATATTATCTTCTCTTGTTTTCTTAACACCTTCTAACTCTCTTTCTTTTTTCTCTACGTCTGTTTCTTGATTATATCCAGGGTTTATTTCTATATCTCTATAGAAACCTGACACTTGTTTTTTTCTTAAATCATTTTCTGACATTTTTAATTTATGCACAACTGCTTCTGCATCTTCGATAGATGTTGCAGTGTATGGAACTATTAAATCATCAGCGGGTACGAACTTAGAAACAGCTCTGCCTAAGAGTTCATCATAATAGATTTTCTTGAAGGCAGAGCCACTAAGAGGGAGATAAAAAAGCATTTGATCGAACTCGGGTTCATACTCCTTCATCACATTCATGAGCTGATAGTTCATGAAATTTTTTACTCTAACAGATTGATCTTCTTTCTGTCTACTCGGTGCACCCATGGTCTGAGTATGCACTGGTCCATTTGCTGGAAGTAATTCTTTGTAAGCTTGCGCTTGAAACTGTGTAACAGCTTCTCCTAAAACAGGGTGTGTTACACCACTTGCGTTTTGAAATGGTTGTGTTCTGTTTTCATATTTAAATCCTAAAAGATCTAGACCCTTTGTATAACTTTGTTCCCAGTCTCTTCTAGATGTTTTGTAATTTTCGTAATTCTCATAAATCTCAGATCCAAGTCTGCCAAGTATTTCTTCTGGTAATAGGTCTGCTAAATTATCAAAATGGCTTTCGCTGTTAGGTTGATTGATTGCTTCAGGGTCAAAATTAATTTCAACAGAGCCATCTTCTTGCTCCTCAATTTTTACATCTTCTGGACCAACTTGCTCTTGGATATTTTGTTCTGTCGCTACCTGAAGTTCTTCTTCACTAGGCGTTTTTATTGTTTGCTCTACGTTTGGAAGAGCTTTGTCTATTTCTGCCATTTATTTTCTCCGAGTTCCGAACCACTATAGTCGGTTTATATGGAACATTCAACCCTTGTGGGTCTGGTCCTCTAAGTGGTGGTATTGTTCTAGTTAATCGTTTTATCATCTTCTAAATTTATCAGCGTTCAATGTTTTACTAAATGTTATAAAAGGTGATGGATCACTCATAAAACCTTCTTTTGTTATACCCACACCATAATCAACCCTGCCTCCGAATAAAGGAGTTGAACCACCGAAAGTTAATTCAGGGTCAATATCTATTTCATCAGGATTAATAAAATCACTAAAGTTTTGTCTAAGATTCAATAAGCCATATTGAGTGGGTAAACCAAGGTCCACAAATTTTGGAACATTAACTCCTAATACATCTTCCGTTCCAAGGTTTATTGTAATAGGAATAGTACCATCTTTTGGTGGTGGCGGAATATTCGTGGGTTTATCATCACCTCCTCCTGTAAAAGGATTATCGTCTCTAACATTTCCTCCTACGTCCGTGCCTGGTGAAATGTTTTCGCCACCCGCTACTGCACCTTTGAAAAATCCGACTCGGCCGCCGTCCTTAAGTCCCATAATTCCTTCTGACTCCGTTTCTACATTTAAATTTCTATCTTTGTAATCAGAATATTTTTTAGCTAGCTCTGGTCCAACAAGATATGCAATACCAAGCTCCTCTCCTTCTAGCCCTTCGTCTTTTGCTTTTGCAACATCAGATACCCCAAGTGCAACACCTAACGCTCCTACAAATGGAACGAATGGTGCAACAGCTCTAAGTGTGCCTTTTGCAAGACCTTTTAGTATTGTACCTTTTGGAATATCAAAATCTTTTATTGTTTGTTTTACGGGTGCTTCTACGGGAACTTTTTTAAGTTCATCACGAACATAAGTTTTAGACGGATAAGTTGTTGGATCTAAGTTATCATAATTTTTTATTCTAGAAGAGAATGCTTTGAAGTCTTCTGTTAGCAAAGCTTTTTCTGGTCTGTCTATTTTAGATAAAGGTTTTACATCTGTTGTTAATTTTAATGATTCAATATCTATTTTTTTCTTACCAGATTTAATTAACTCTTCTGCCTCTAATTTTGTAATTTTAGATAGATCTTTATCTGATGCGACTAGAGCTTTTGTTGAATCAAATCCAATGTCTTTTATTTTTTTAAAATTACCTTTGTTATCAACTTCCAATAATTCAAAGTTTACCACACCAGATGCTTCACCTTTTAATTGTCCACGTAAACCTCTTGCTATTGAATTGTATTTTTCTGCTGCAGCTCTTTTTGTTGCAACATCTGCATTTTTATTATTTAAAGTTGCTAGTGCAATTTTAAGAGCATTGTTACGAAGTCTTTCCACTTTTTCAACCGTATCAGATATGTTTACAGCAGAAGGTATTAAAGCAAATTTATTTAAAGTTTGTGTGGTAAATTTTGGTTGACCATGTTGAATAACAATATCTTTAGATAAAGACCCAGGGAATTTTTCTGTTTTATATTTTTGTAAAGCTTTATAAACTCCATACGGATCTTTCTTTTTATAGTTTGCTTCTTTAAATCTTTTTATTCTTCTTTTTTCTTCTGATGTTTGAAAAGGTAAAATATTTTTGTTATAGTTATTGCTGTCAACAACTTGACTAACATTAATTTTTATCTTCTCTAAATTTTCTTTTGTTGCGGGAACGGATATATTATTTAAATTTAATTTTTTATCAAAGGTAACTCTAAAAGATTTACTGCCAGCCGGACTTGTTTCTACAGAAAGAGATATACCTTTTACTTTTAAATCTTTTAATTCTTTTACTAATTTAGGGTTAACTTTTGTTATACCAGTAGCTTTCTTACCACCAAGTTTTGCTGCTTCTAATTTAGTTAAAGGTTTTGCATAATCTACTCCCTCAACTAAATAAGATTTAATTGTTTTAGCAGCACGACCTGTAGCTTTAAATATTTCGTTCTGTGTTGGGATTCTTCCGTTTTCTAATTTAAAATTTTCTACGAAAAGTTTTAGCTCGTCTTGGATGGGCATCTAGGCCTCCAGTAATTCTGATATTCCGCCGCCTGCTAGGGATATTACTTTTTTCTCTTTGATTTCTTCTACTTCTTCTTCTCCACCTTTTGCCATGCCAGACATAGCTTCTCTTCTAAATTCCTCAAAAGTCATTGGTTGTAAACCTTGCTCTAACATGTCAAAAATATATTTTTCATACTCTTCAACTAAAATAGGATCTCTATCGTCAGAACCAGCTTGTATCATTGGGCCTTCTGACAACATTATTTTAGCATCGTCAGTTTGCATAATTCCTGATTCTTGATTATCAGGCATTGGGTCTGCAATTTTAATATTATTTTTTCTAATATAGTCTGTAAGAGTATCACCTGGTTCTACACCTACGCCTCTTTCAAATGCATCGATTACGTCTTCGTATTTTTCAAATTCCATACTAATAATACTCCAGTTGTCTTGGTTCTCTCGGCTCTTCTTTTTCATCTTCTGGATGAGGTAGAAGTCCGCCCTGCCGTATTCTCATCAATGCCTGTGTTGTGCTATCAACGTAGTCATCGTGATCACCATGCGGGAACGCTGCACATTCTTCAACTACTTCTTGTGCAAAGTGCTCATGCATAGGAGCATATACCTTACCGCTTTCGAAAAGCGGAGATATTGAGTTTACTCTCGCTTGTTTATCATTTCCACGGCTAGGTGTAAAGTTAATTACTGGGATTCCCATTCTTCTCAATTCTGACGTTAATGGTATTCCTGATGCCTTGGCCTCGATTAAAACCATATCAGGACGCCAGTATAGATACTCTTCATGAGCCACGCGACGTAGTTCAGGGAACTCGTACCTATCTTTAAATGCATTGAGTAAGATAATATTATAACCTTTGTCTTCATCTTCAAAGACTCCCCATGTCGTTATCGCACTAAAGTCGGCTGATTCTTTTTTTAAAAATGCCGTATCATAACTCTGCACAATATAATCGACTCGAGGTGGGTTGTGTCCTTCCCAGTTTTGCCACCACTCTCGTTTTAATATTGCGCCTTCTTCAGCTGTTGGCTGTTGCATATACTGAGCGTTCCAGTTTGAAACTGGAATAGATGCTTTAGTTTTTTCTAATTCTTCAGCTGTCCAGTATTCTGGCCACACTGGTTTACCTGATGGTAATAGCGCTGGTAGTTCTACAACTTCCCATTGATCAGAATCATCTTCTCCCTGAGCCCTGATTAATTGTCCAGTTAGATCCTTGGTATTCCATCTTGTCATTACAACCACAATACGTCCGCCTGGTTGTAAACGTTGACGTGGACCTGATGTATACCAGTTCCAAGCTTTTTCGAAAGACTTACTATCTTTTCTAATATCTTGTTCTTTGTGTGGATCATCAATGATCAGGAGATCGGCACCACGGCCCGTGATTGCTCCACCAACACCAGCTGCAAAATATTCTCCTCCCTGTTCCGTTTTCCATTTACCAGCAGCCTGAGAGTCCTCTTGCAGTCTTGTAGAAAAAAGTTCCCGGTACCGGGGCTCATCGACCAGGTTTTTTGTTTTACGACCAAAGTCTATTGCAAGATCTGCAGTGTGGGTCGCTTGAATAATTTTTAGTTTGGGATTACGGCCAATCATCCATGCCGGGAGTAAGTATGAGGCAAACTCCGATTTTGTATGTCTTGGCGGCATGTTGATGATTAGGCGCTTAATCTTGCCAGAGGCAAGTTCGTTAAATTTTTTATTAATAATTTTATGATGTGATCCTTCAATAAACTCAGGCCAAGCATAGTTCACAAAACTCAAAAAGTTATTTTCGATTTTTGGTTTGGCTTTTGCTAGTTCTAGACTTCTTTCCAATTCTAAAAGTCTTTCGCTTTCTTCCTTGGTCAATCCGTCAAAATTTTTTGAAAAATTTTTTTCGTTAGACATATATAAACTTGTTTTCAAAACCTTTACCATAACTGTCTGTATTCTACAATATATACGTACTCTGGGACCCCTTCTGTGTCAAAGGGGGGTTGACCTTTTATAAACAAAACAAAAACGTCGTTTGGTCTGGTACCTCTATTGGGGTGGGCCCGCCCGGTCACATGCCCCCCAGGGGGTGGGCCCGCCCACACACATGCCCCCCAGGAGCTATGCAGTTTTTGCATAGGATATTGTAGGATTATTATAGATATAAAAAAACCGTGGCCCAGATTACTGGGCCACGGTTAAGGACACACTATGGAAAGTGTTCTATTTATTGAGAGTCGTAACCCTCAAATTTAAACTTTAATTGTTTTGAGTCCTTTATTTCATCAGTTAATATTAATGGCTCTTCCATATTAACTATTGAAAATAAAACAGACTTATTCTTATTAATTATTCTGTGAGCGTCTAACAATTCGTTAGCGCCTTCCAAATAATCTGAAGTCCCTGCGATTGTATAATCATCATTAAAATGATCATACTTTTGATGTTTAATTATTAAGTACATATTATATCCTTTCATTATGGTTAGGTAGTCCAGTTAAGACAGCCATTACACCTGCAAAGCTGACTAACAGTCCTGGTATTGTATATTCACTATGCATTGCCAATATTAATCCTAACATTGCCAACACAAATCCTATTAAAACTTTTAATAGTGATAGCCACATATATAACATATTATCCTGCCTTCCTTTCCTGGTTTGCGCTCATCTTAACTGGTCTTTTTGCACATCTATAATTTTTTCTGAACGTGTCAAAATATATAACGTGCTTTTCTGTGAAGGTGCATTTACTATCCCACTTAAATGGTCTGTGTATAAACTTACCATATTTATCTGCTTTGTATGAGATAAGCCCTGTTGTACCTTCTTTTATTTTTATTGTTTTCATATTATATCCTTTCTTTTATATCTGGGATATTACAGGATATCCCAGATATTGTCAACAACTAAATTAATTAATTGTTTCATCTATTGGTGGTAAAGCTTTTACTTCTCTATTCCAGCTTAAACCGTCTTTTTGTAGGTTGTTATGGAGTTTAGTTTTTAAACTGTCCGGGCTTCCTGCTTCCATGATTTCTTTATATGAAGCCCTTTTATTTTCCTCCAATGTTGCAAGCACTTTGCCCTCGGGTGTTTGTTTAATTTTTGCCCGTGCAAAGTCCCCGGCCCAGTCTCTTATTTGTTCCCAGCAATCGTCCGGAGTTATACGGCTTGAACCATAACCAAATAAATCAAAATCCTTTTCTTTGAATTTATAATTTATATCCTTTTTAGCTTGTTTGGTTTTATTAAAAAACCTTGCCGCTTTACTCATTTTAGTTTTAACATTATTAATAGCTTCCTGCAGCTCTTCAATAATTGGTGTTGCGCCAATATCATCTGCCAGATTTTTTTCTGCTATCTCTATTGCTTCTGCTTCTATTGATTTTAATTTCAATTCCGCAGCGTTAATCAACGGGTCATAGTTCCGGTTTAACTCGGATACAAAGTGGTCCCGTTGCCATTTTTGCATTGTGCTTTTTGCCATGTTTTATCCTTTCTGTTAATTATTTTTATAAACTACTTGACAATCATTGTCAATAGGATTATATGGGATATATTAATTAATTTACTTGTTTAGATAATTAATTAATTTGAGCGGCGGCTGACTGCTTTAAGGTGTGCACACTATCAGCCATGGTCCAGGTTAATTTAGAATTAAAGCTATAGGCCTGGACCTGATCCCTGGTCCTGTGTCGAATTAAATTCAGCTAGCAGGACCTGGGATCAGTGAGAGATATAGGTATTCTAGATAATAACCAACTAGCTCACTGGTCCGGGCCTCAGGGGACAGGCTAAAGTCCTCAAGCTATTTTTTTTGGGTGGGCCCGCCCACGCACAAGCCCCCCACAGTTTAGAATGATTCTAAACTAACAAGCTTGACAAGTCCGCAGGCCTGGGATATTGTAGGACATAGAAAGGATTAAAAAATTATGGATATAAAAACAGCAAAAGAAATTACAGGCAGCCTGAGCAAGCCTTCAAAAATGCCTGGATGGTCTTACGGGTTACCAGCTAAAGAATGCAAGACCGGCGGCAAGCTGCAAAATGTTAAGGGCTCGACTTGTTATGATTGTTATGCTTTAAAAGGTTGCTATGTTTTTAAAGTTGTACAAAATGCACAATACTACAGACTAAAAGCAATTAAAGATCGGAGATGGGTTCAGGCCATGGCATTACAAATAAATAATAAAAGATCTAAAGAATTTAGGTGGCACGACTCGGGAGATATCCAGGACCTGAAACACTTAGCAAAAATTTTCAAAGTTTGTAAACTGACGCCGTCGGTTGATCACTGGCTGCCAACCCGTGAAGCCTGGGTAAAAAAATTTATACCGGCTGCGCCTGATAATTTAAATATAAGATTTTCAATGCCAATGATTGACCAGGAAGCGGCGGGCGGCTGGCCTAATACTTCAACCGTGGTCACTGATAAAACTAAGGCTAATTGTCCAGCACCTAACCAGGGCAACGAGTGCAAGAGCTGCAGAGCGTGTTGGGATAAGTCAATCAAAAATATTGCTTATTTAGCTCACTGATGTTTAAACACCCGAAACACTACAAGGAGCTGGCAAAGATTCGAAAGCAATTCGAAAAGGAACAAGCGGACAAGGCCGCAAGCAACAAGCCTACAAGCGCTCAAGCGCAAGCTGGCAAGCGTCCCAGCCACAAGCCAAAGGGCTCAGGCGCAAACCTTCCCTCACAAGAGAAATAATTTCTGATCCAGGGTACAAGCGTACCTTCCCCTTATCCAGGGTACAGGCCACAAGGATAAATGTATTCTGTGGATGTTTCACATGGAAGGCTATTTGGTGGGGTGAAAAACGTATTTTGTAGGCAGATGTATACTTCAGTTCTACTGTAAAAAAGGTCCCACTAGGAGCATAAGCCAATAGGTCAGGAGTACCAAGTAAGCTACGGTTTTCAAGCCTATTCCACGAAATTTTTGTAATTGTTTTTTTAAGATCACTATATAATTTAGCCTCTGGTTTCAAGTCGCCTACCTTGAGCTAAATTAAAGTTTGCCAATTATCTTTGGCATCTTCCAAGTACCGCCAAGTTTCTCGCCTTTTAAGTTTAAAATATGCGTGTCTCTATCACCAATCATTCTACTTTCCAAGAGTTGAATGACACTAAGATCAAGTTTTTCACCGTTAGGCATTTCAATTTGGACTCTTGCATTTTGTGCTGCAGGAGATACCAGGAATTTATCTAAGTATTGACGTAATTCTTTCGCTTTCATTAAGTATTGATATATATCCCAGATATCTATATATTGCAAGGATGACTCAAGAGGTAGTTAAAAAAGAAGCTAACTTTCCAACAGATTTAACAGAACAACAAAGAAGGTTCTGTGAGTATTTAATCTTTAATGAAGGTAGAACAACACATCAGGATGCTGCGGTTCAAGCAGGTTATAACGTCAAGTATGCTAGACAAGAAGCATACCGACTAATGCAAAATCCTAAGATACAAAGTTACTTAGCTAAAAGATCTGCTGAGGTGAATAGATCTTTTGCTGTCACCAAACATAACTATGTAAGAAGGCAGCAGATACTATCTCAAAAGTTAGTAGAAGAAGGAAAGACAGAAAAAGCCGTTGGTTTTGAAAACTTAATAGGTAAAGCGACGGGACAGTTTGTAGATATACATTTACATGGGAAGATAAGTGATATGACAAACGAAGAGAAATTAGAAGAAATCAAAAGAATAAAACAAATACAGAACGAGCGAGTCAAAGCTCTAGCAAACTCTAAAGAGTAATCTTCTCCAATTTAACAATACAACCAGCAGGAAAAACATTACGGTCTGAAAATGAAACGTCTTTATCCTCATATGAAGCAAAGGTCCAAACAAATTTGGAAGTTCGTTTGTAAATGTATGCATGCGTTATCATTTTGCTGCATTCGAATTTATCAAATTCTTCGATTGATGCATGGCCTGCATCCCCAGTTATGTCGATCCACTCTAAACGATAAAAATAATACTTCTTCGAACCGATCACGACGTGTTTAAATTTTGATTTCTTATTTCGTTTAGGCATAGGTCTGTATACCCCAGATTTTATAAATTATAAATTTACAATTGTTAATCATATGCGCGCGACCCATAAATCGTTGGTATTACTAGCTTTTTAATACATTTGTACCAATTGTACCAAATTGTACCAGAGGGTCTAGGTACAAAAATGAACGAATAACAATTGGTATTACTACGTTTTTTCATTTGTACCAATTGTACCTAGGTATTTTAAAAAATAAAAAAATTTTTTTATTTTTATAGAAAAAAGTGTATACAATTGCCTTATGGTTAAATTATCCTTGAATCTATTATACTTTTTAATCATTTTTTGTACCTTGGTCGTTTGGATCCTTGGTACAATTTGCATAATACTGGTCGACCTTCTTAAGGAAGGTGTGCATATAACCTTGAAATTCTTTATCAAACACTTCAAACTTCTGAAAGTAGCCATCTTTAGAACACATTAGAATGATTCCAGACTGTATGTTTGTGCCGTACACATGATTGTGTGCCATTGCATAAGCTGCTAGCTGAGTAAAATAATCTCCGATCCATTCTCTTTGTTTCGGCTTGTTAGTTTGTTTGAAGTCTATTATACTTTCGCGCCCGTTATAAATTCCTACGGCATCCGTGGCCCCTGCATACAATCCAGGATAGAACAGTGTCACCTCTGTACCCCACACCTCTTCCAGGTCCCCGAGCCCTGATCGGATAACAATATCAGCCATTTTTCCTGCTTCCTGGCCCAAGGCCGTCAGATCCAGGTGTTTTTGATCGGTCAAATACCCCTCAAGATACGTATGCATACTAGTCCCACGCATTGCACTTATATTCTTTATTCTCTCAGCCGTCTGCGCACCGACTCTAGCTCTCCAATTATCCAGGCTTTTACGCTTCTCTTCCGACTGAGTTTGTGATAGGATCGTTGTTACAGATGGTAACTTTTCGTTATCTATATCGTAGTGTCTTCGACCCATGACTATCGAACGACTCGATCGTGGGTAAATAAATCTTTTATTCCAAATCATCTTTATCTTTCGTTACTTCATTTATTATATACCAAGCAATAATCGCACCAACAATCGTACAACCCATACCAAATAAAAACATACCTAGGCCATGATAAAAAGTCATTTCTTTTTATCCTTCTTCGGCTCCTGTCTTTTTCGATCCAATATCTTTTCGACTAAACTGTCGAACAAAGGATTACCAAGAATGGCCCTTATATTATCCTGCTTTAACTTTGGCAGGTTCAATAGCTTTTGTTTCTTTTTCATTATTCTTTAATTGGTTTAAATCAATAGAACTTGCTATGTTTCCTGACACAGATACTCTGGTTACATCAGAATAGAACGGCGCCACATAGTGCTTCAACCATGCTGGAAAGATAAACATATCTCTCGCTTTAGGAAAGATAGATTGATAGGTTATGGCCTGTCTATTACCTTCACCATACAAAAAAGCTAGACTCCCAGGACCACCAGACTGACCTTCATACTTCTCGTTTTCTTTTTTAATCTCTTCAGGTACATCTAAAAATATTACAAAAGACAGCTGGTCTGCATGATCGTGCGGAGGATTGTATTCGTGCTTCTTCATAAAGTTTACCCACATCGAAGTTAATACATACTCAGGTTTTTTCTCATACGGTGTGTTCTTCCATTTCTGGAATGCTTGATCGTATACACCTAAGATCTGTGATATCTCAGGTAAAAACATTTCTTTGTTTTGATAAGAGTATTCTTCTTTTATTACACCAGCTAGTTTATCTCTATAACTTAAAGATTCTTTTCTGCTGCTTTGTGCTTCGTCTAAAAGTTTCTTTTGAAACTCCTCTGATATCTTAATTTGTAATACGCATGGCCCCCAGGTCAGGACTCCATATTGTACTGTTGGTGCTTCTTTGTCTGCTTTCATTCTAAACTCATTGCCTCCTTGTACTGCTCTAGACTCACCACCTTGCCATTAAATGTTTTACCATCTTTCTGTGTGTAATGATCTATTATTTGTTGTAATTTATTTGTTTTAACCCTTGAATGTTCATACAATGCTAGAGCTACAAAGTATGCATCTCTGTGGCTGCACCTCCAACGCCATTGTTTCTTGCGCCCTGGTTTTACTTTCCTAGGTCCAACGGCCCCGACTCCTAATACATCGTGCACCCATCTGACTACGTGCTCATCCGTCATAGCTATTTCCATCCGGATAACTAAAACATTATGTACAGGTTTACCTTTACGATTGTGTCTGATTTGTTTTGTTTGTTTAAAATATACAGATCCTTCGCCGTCGAATAAACCTGCAATGTATCCTAACATTGCATCGTTCATAAAACCTTGCCTTCGTTCCGTACTATTCTAAGATTAGTGTTTTCTTCAAATAATCTATCACACTCTTCCTCAAAACTTTTACATTTAGTTACAGATTCTTTTAATTTCTTTTTTAAAAATTCATTTTGATTTGTAAGATACTCTATTCTTTCTTCTAAATCGTTTGGTCCTCTAGTGTTCACTAAGCTCTCCTTGTGATTTGCATGTTTCGCATTGTGCATGTTGTTCTTCTTTCGCTTGTTCGTATGGTACTCTAATAAATCCGTTGCCCCCACAGTCAGGACAAATAACTTTTTTATTTTCCACTGGTTTTGATTCTTCCATTTAACTTACTCACTTTCTCTTTTACTAAAATATTTATAGTCTGTGATCTACTTAACGTAGTATTGGGCACTAAAATTTTTCGTAGTTTATCTATGTCGCCGTAAGTGTCATGAGACAAAGAAACATTTTTATATTTTGTTATATCAGTCATCTTCTGTTATACTCCTTTCTAATATTAATTTTCATATGGGATTTATCTCATACAATACAATAGGTGTCAATGAATTTTATTTTAACTTTTATATTTTGTTCGGGCATGGCCAACTCTTGTTTGCCTCCGGTGCAACACACTGCTTCATATCCTGATTTATATACTTGTTTAAATGCAGGGTATAAAGAATCCATAGTTCAGTTAGAAAAAATTGGTGCTAATGATGTAAATCAAAAGAAAATTTTTATTAAATTTTTCTGCACACCATCACAAGAAACCTAGTCTCTTTGCATACAACCAAAAAAGTCTCCACTGCCATCATTCATGACATGTGCATTGATAGGATAATCATGATACGTTGTTAACTTTAATCTTATGATGTCGCAAAGGTCGAAAAAATTTAGCTGGCTGAATAACATCATGTCTGCCAACATTTGTTTTGTCACTGGCACGAGACTGTACACCCCATCGTTGTATATTATAAGATCCACCTACATACTCCTTTATTAATTTATACCAAAGATCTTTATACTTAGGATCCTTAGTGCGGTTCCAATCGTTTGCAGCTTTGTCAATCTTTTCCTGCAACGCCTGTCCTCGTTCCAAACAATATAATCTTACGCAAACCTGGAGCTGATATCTCTACGTTTACACCGTAGGGCTTCCAGGCTTTCTTCATAAGATTTAACTCTAATAAAAAATTAGAGTATTGTTTTTGGCTTATGCCTTTTGGTTTTATTGTTATTACTTTTTCTTTCATCGTAGTATAGTGCTCGAACTAGATGTAGTAACATTAGGTGTTGCTGCACCATTTCCCATGTTATCTTTAACATATGAGCTGTTATAAACCGGTGGCACAAATGTTGCCTTGTGTTCTGCATAATTAATAACTTTATTTTGTAGATCCACAACTTGTTTTAGATATTGCAATTCAAGGTGATCTTTGTCTTGTTTTAAATTTTCTACCTCTTCTGCATTCTCATTACGCTCTTCTTTGTATTGGTCTTTTCTTTCCTGTAGCTCACTAATGTATGTTTGTTGGCCTTCGTTATCTTCTTGAAGACTTTGTATTGTTAGTTCAAGATCTCTTATTTTCTTATCTTTCCTCTTGTTTTGTTTTTCTAGGAAAGTTCTGTAGTTAGCTTTTTTTGTTATAGTCATGTTTTACCTTTCTGTTGTACTTTCTATATAGGATATTACGAGATATTTGTCAACCCCTAACGTCCCTGGCCCCGATATTTTTTATACATACGTCGCTTACTTTTGTTCATTTTACACAAGCTAGGGTTGCGTCCAATCGAAGTTTTGTGAAAAATAGGTTCGTGCTCTATTTTTGCATACAAACCTTTTGCTTTTTTGGCCATTATTCCTCTTCAGCTATAAAATATTCTTTCATTTTAGACTCTAATGTTTTGGGACTAAGTGTTGGTATGTAACTTATTTTACCGTTAACAAATTGTTCTAAATCTGCACCACAATTCATGCATCTATAAAAAGTTTTAGTAACACCTACTAACATTGTAAATTCTTCACAGGTTGGACAAACACCATTAATTATTTCTGTATGAATTTTTACCATTAGTTTAGTATTAATGAAGTAATTTTTTTATCTCCCATGTAAACTTCTACATTTGCTTTAGACTGTATGCATTTAAATACAACTCTGCCACCAGGATCTCTGTCATTCATAGCGTAACGTCTGGCTTTCATACAAGAACTTAGATTCTCGTGATAACGATGCTCTATAATTTTATGATCTTGTATTAATAAGAGTGCAAAAACTAATTCAATCATTAATGTCCACTCCCATTTCTAATTAACTTCTCTACATCTTCTGTAAGTTTCTTTGTTCTTTCTTGTAAAAATTCTATGTTAACTGCATTGTCTCTCATGCTCTTTACTTCTTCCTCTACTTCTTCTAATAATCCTGCGATATGCTCCACCAACATGAAAAGCTCCGCTTCCCCACTTGACTGACCAAGTTCTCCACGTGGGTATTTAATTCTAAACTCTGTATTATGTTCTAAATCTTTTTGAAATAATTCTAATTGAGTGCTGTGCTTGTTGAGTTGCTCATTAATACCAAAATAAGCCCAGGTGCCGATTGCGACGAGCGCGATCAAACTAGCAACCGTCTTCATAGGCATCTGCACTTTAGCCTCGTCCGATATAGTGAGTGGTTTTTTATTCATTCGGTCCTATAAACTTGTCGCCCATAAGTTTTGTATTAGGATTTTCTTTCTTATAATTATCTTTCAGATCATCCCAATGACTGTTGTCAGGCTTCTTGTTTTCAGGAATTATTATACCAGAACATTTTGAAACTAGCAATGCGAAGTTAGGGTTACGTTGAATAGTGGGGTTATTATTGACTTTTCCACACATTTTCATCAATTCTAATTGCTGTTTTAATTGTGCATTTTCTGTTTGTACTTCTCTAAATTCTTTTGTGCAGGCTGAACCTAAATATTTTCTCCAGGTAAGTCTTATCGATTGATCATCAGAAGGGCTGCTATAATTATTGTCAGGATTATAGTGTCGATACTTAGACTCCGAGTCTCTTTGTTCGACTGATATGTCAAAAGAGCCAGTGCTACAAGTATTAGTACCGTCATTGAGATACTCATTTCTAGGATATGCTGGCGTTGCACAAAAAGCCAGAGCTGTTAACATTAAGATAAGAAGTCCTGTAAAATAATAATTCATCCTGGCTATCTCCATAATACATTACCTACTTAAATCCTTAATATCATAACTGTTTTCTCTAACTTGGTCTGCTAATTGTCTGTATAAATTTTCTGCCATCTGCCACGTTGCTTCGGCTGAAGACAATCTTGTATTTATTTCTGCAATATTTTTTTGAGCTTGTTTAAGATCTCTTTCAAGATTTATTATTTGTTGCTCTGATGTATTAATACTATCTGTAAGATTAACAACATAACGAACACCTGTAAATGTCCCCACCACGAGTGAAGCCACAACTGGCACCATTACTATGTTTTTCTTTAACAGATCTACCAGGTTCATTACTGCGCTCTTGGTGTAAATAATAATTTTATTTTATTCCAAATATTCTTTGCAGTTTGAACACACCTGTCCCTAATTTTTTGTATTTTACTTCTTTTCATATTGCTTAAATTAAAGGATTATTACACCTAATATGAAACCCGCTACAAAACATATAATCTCTGTTCTATAGTGTAGTTGCCATACCATAAATTTATCTTTGTATTTACTTATCATCTTCGTCCTCCAAGTTTTTCAGCTTATAGTCATAACTCCCTGCTTCGTGTTCGTCTGTAATCCATTTAGCTGAATTTTCTACGGAGTATATCTTACTTGTTACAAGTCTATTAATCAAGTTTTTGTTTGGGTCAACACCCATCGATGCATCAAACATTTTAAGTCTATTATTTGGCTGTATTGCAAAGTTACCATCCTCTAATTCAAGAACATGGCCACATTTGTGTTGGTCTGGTTTCTCTGCATAACCAAAATTTAATTCATTAAAGTCTCCTGCGCACCAATCTATTGTAAATAAATATTTACCTTTACGTTTTACTTTACGTCTTGACGTGTATTGCATTGTAGCGCCAGCTAATTCATAAAAAGTTGTGACACTTACATTGTAACTAAAGCTATCCCACATAACTACTTCATCAAGAGGCAGCTCTTTTACTCCAGGTTTAGTACAGAATGCAGTTATAGGTGCTCTCCACCATAGGCCGCCATCCTCCATTAAGAAATGAAATAGTGGTACTCTGTTTGGTATTGAACTAAAACCAAATACTCCTACTTCAAAATATTTATCGTGAGAATCTTTTTGATCTCTTAGGTAATTACCTCTTACCCAACATTCTATTACAGGTATGTTTGCATTTAAATAAGCCATCAGTCATTTATCTCCCCCCAATTGTCTCCTGATTCATAGTCGACTTTATTTGGGACTTCTAGATTAACAGCCTGCTCCATAATATCAATGACCTTTTTAGCCTGTGCGTCATCTTCAATAGACAAATCTAATTCATCATGTATTTGTATGTGAGGTATAATTCCTTCTTTATATAATTCTAACATTGCTTTCTTTGTCATGTCTGCTGCACTACCTTGTATTAATTTATTTAATGCTTTGTAAGTGTATGCTCTTTTAATCCCTGGTCCATGTTCCCTGAGTGCATCTTCGTGAGACATGGCTTTATGCATACCGAAACTATTAGGTTCCCAAAGATGAAACCTACACAATCTACCAAGTAGAGTTCTTATCTGACCTCTATCTTGTGCTCTGTTAGATGCTTTTTCCATTAACTGTTTTACAAACGGAACTTTAGCATGATACTGATTAAATAAATCAGCAGCCTTTTCTTTAGTTACACCAAGTTCTGCTTGTAGTTTTGCTTTACCCATACCATAAAACAAACCAAGGTTAATTGTTTTAGCTTGTGATCTAGGTATCTGAGCCATGTCCGCTACAGTCTGGTGAAAGTCTGCATCAGGATTATTGTTATAAGATTCTATTACATCGTATACAGAAGGTAATTTATACAAAGATGCATAATGCACTACCAACCTAGGTTCTTGTTGAGAATAGTCAAATACACCCCATCTATGGCCCTCCTCGGGTATAAATAACGACCTTATCTTAGGTCCAAGGTCTTTATTTCTTGCAGGTATTTGTTGTAGGTTTGGGTTCTGGTAGGAAAACCTACCAGTAACCGTGCCCCCGGTTTGTGATCTAAGCTGATTTATTTCAGCATGTATTCTACCTTTGTGTTCATGTCGTAAAATAGAATCTATAAAAGTTGTGTGAGCTTTATTTATTTCTCTTGCCTGCGCAATCATATTTACAACAGGATGTTTATGTTCTTGTAAAAAATTTTTTGTAAAACTTGGTGCTTGTGTTTTATCTGTACGTGGATATTCTAATCTTAACATATCAAAAACATTTGCAATAGATCTTGCAGCCCAAATTTGTGTGTCAATGTTTGTTTCTTTTTTTATTTTTTGAAGTAGTTCTTGTTCAGCTGTCTTCATTTCTTTTTTCATTTGATGTGCACGTTCTATATCTACACGCACACCTTTAAATCTCATGTCAACTAAGCAATGAAACAAATCAGATTCTAAATCAAATATATCTTCAAGGTCTTGACTTATAATTTCTTTTTTCATTTCTTGCCAAAGACCAAATGTAACCTCAGCATCACGTTCGGCATATGCGCCTGCATGCATTGCAGGAAGTTTATACATTTCTGATTTAGGATCTATGCCCCATTCAGATGCAGCTTCTGCCAACGCTGCTTCGTTCTTTCCGTAACCTAGGTAATGCCACGATAAACTATTGAGATCATAGCGAAATCTGTTCTCGTCAGTTACAGCTGCAGCTATCATTGTGCAGGCTATGTCACCATTTATTTTAAAACCCATGGCACGTAACCAACAAACATCATATATTGCGTTGTGAAAAACTTTTGTTGAGGGTGCTTCTAATATATCTTTTAACCAGGTTAATACTCTTACCTTATCCATGTTCCCACCACCTTCATGTGCGATAGGAAAGTAACCTTTAAAATGTTTTGTTGCAACAGCGATACCAATTACTTCACCATTACCGATCACAGAACCAGATCCTTTTTTAATTAAGTCTGGATCTTTTGTCTCCAGGTCAATTGCAATCTCATCTACTTGACGTAGGTCTGGAAACTCTGTGGGTTTAACCCACTCAGTCTGTGCTTCAAACTTAGGAATTTTCACTGTAGTCCCTCTCCAGTATCATTTCCATAAAATGTATAGCCTTCAATATATCTTCCTTTCCGTTTTTGTCTCGGTGACGGATAATATATTTTATAGCACAACCCTCGGGATATAACAACTCATTCTCCACTACAAACTTACTTGGTTGTATTTTGTACTTTTGGTAATGATTCCCGCCGTGCTGCTTGTCCCAAACTTTCGATGTCATAACCGTGTTCCTCCTTTTTTGCTGTTAACAGATATAAATTTTGTCTGGTCCTTGTAACACCAACATACCAAACTCTATTTTCTTCATCAGCTTTGTCTTGACTTTTTTCAACTGATTCTCTAATTGTTTTTGTATTGTCTAAAATAATTAAAACATTTTCTTCTTCTCCACCTTTTGCAGAATGTATTGTAGAAAGTTTTATCCTTGCACTATCATGTAAGTTTTCTTTGTTTCGTAACATTTCTCTGATGTATAAAGACTCTTCATAATTAATTAAAAATTTATCGTACCATCTTTCTGTCTTACTAAATCCAAACTCAGCTAAATCATAAAGCCGTTCGTCTGTTAACTCAATATCATCACCTGTTTGATCAAATATACCCCGCACTTCAGATATAGACAATAGGTCATTCTTATCTGCCCATCTTGTGTAGTTTAGAATGCTTCTAAACAAGGAACTACTAAAACTTTTTCTACCCTTGTATTCAAAATACAAATGCCTGTCTTTTAACACCGGTTTTAATCTATCTAATTTGTCATTGTATCTTGCTAGTATTAGCCATTTACCATACTCCAATGGTGCGTCTTCTATTGAAGTAATATAGTCTACACTTCCTTGCTCTTCTCTAGCTTTCCATTGTTTTTTAATTCTTCTTAGGTCAGGTATTCTGTCCAATATTTTATCAGCGATATACTGCACAGACTGCGGAACCCTAAAAGATTGTGGCAAGATAATGTCTTTTTTAGATTGAATATCTTGAAATTTTTTTACATCTGCTCCAGCCCAACCATAAATAGCTTGGTCATCATCACCTGCTAGAATAACATATTTACTGTTTTTTATTATTTCATTACACATTTTCCATTGTATTGGAGATAGATCCTGGGCTTCATCTATAAAAGCCACGTCTAATTTTGGACACAGTTCTGACACAATAAATTTTTCTATCATGTCTGTAAAATCTACCAGTTCAAAAGCTTTTTTGTAGCTAATTACTTCTTCTTGTAAGATAGGTAAGAGTCTTTTATCTAAATCATTTGAGTACATTGCTGTATTGTATTCTTCTTCAATAGATGTTTCTTTTATTCTGGCTGCATTTATTAAATTAAAATACTCACTATTAGAATCAACAAACCCTGTCTTTTCTTGTCCATCAGAATAAACAGTCACCTCAATTCCTAACTTTCTACCAATGTCTTCGTAGTGTTCGTCCTGCATGACTTGGGATTTAGAAAGACCTAATCTCGTAAAAGCTAGTGAGTGTAGGGTTCTAAAGTATTTTAAATCTTTTCTTCTGTATTGTGGATATTGTTCCATCATTCTGTCAATTGCTTCTTCAGCAGCCTTTCTTGTAAATGCAAAGTACCCTATTTTATCTATAGGTGTACCTAGTTTTAAAAATGTCTTAACATATTTTAGAAGTTTTGTTGTCTTGCCTGTGCCTGGAGGACCAAATAATTTTCTACTGATCACATTATATCCGTTTTATGTTTTATTGGAGAATGGTTTATTGGTATCTCTTCAAACGCTTTAATATTTATCTGTACTACGTTCTTAACAGACGCATTGTATTCTCCTTTTTTAGTTGTAGGAAATCTTTTTTGTTCTAAAAACTCTATGCCACATTCTCTGTATGTAGTCTCCATAATACGGCCTGTCTTTTCTTCTTTGTACTTCCAATCTTTAGCTTTTAATCTTTCAAAAAATTTATCAAATTTAAAAAATGCATAATCACCTTCCACCAATACCGACCCAGTTTTAAATGCTGCATCATTAGTAGCACGAGGTCCATTTATTTTTGCATGCAATACATCATGTAATTTTTCTTTTGGTGATGTTCCAATAGGTGGTTGAACTATTTTTTGCGTGGCATACAAAGCTTCTAATACAACCTGTTCCTCATCACCTTTTATTAGTGGAGGCGGAAAGCCTGCAGCTTTTGCAATTGCGTTTCTTCTTTTACGTTGATCATTTAAATGTTCTATTGATTTACAGTGTACTGTAGCTGTTCCGATACCATCTGGCTTTGTAACGTCAAACTCATACTCAGGTTCTTCAAAAATTTCTATCTTTCTTAAGTTAGTCAGGACAGGGTAGGCACCCTTTGATCCTGCCAGGACCCCAAACTTTTTCTTTACACAAATACCTTTCTTACAAAAATCACTTATTGGACTCTCATTGCAAGTATAACCTTTTTCAGATCTCTTCCAGGATTTTACTTTTGCATTTAGTTTTTTATCGTCCCATGCATTTGCATGTAACTCTTCAAAAAATTTTACCGGAGCATTTTTTACTTTTTGTTCCCAGCTATCTGGGTACTTCATTTTAACAAAGACATGGTAGTTATACATAAATCTATCCTTGCCATCAAAACCTTTTTGATTAGATACTTTTGATATGTCAGCTAAACAAGGTGGGCCATCTATTAAATCACCATCTACCCCTTGATATATTTTTTGATCTATCTCCTCTGTAATAACTTTTAAATCTTCTTTTGAAACAAGATTAGATTCAACAACTTTTAAAAATTGATCTAACTCAAACTTTGTGCCATCTAAATTTATAGCTTTTCTTTTATCTCCATAGTAAGGCAGATTAATAAACTGTCCTGGTTTTAAGTTCCCTGTCTCCTCATCCCTGGTGAGCTCTGTTTGCTTTGGAAATATTTCGCAATCAGGTTTTAATTTAAATAAAGGTAACAGATTACTTAAAAAAGATTTAACACTCTTAGCATCCGTAAAACTGTTCATGAAGATACATAAATGAAGCCCACCACTTTTAGATTCCACCGGTATCAGAGGTAGATCGTATTGTTGAATTATATCTATAAAAAATTTTTTATCAAAGTCATCATACTCTTTTGGATCAATATCAATTACGCCAAATTTAACTTCTTTGTTTTCATTACATGGTTGAATACCAATTGATAGCTCACCTTTTAAGTGTGAACTATATACTTGCTCTGTTAGCTTTTCAAAATTCCATCTATATACAGGTTTCTTTTTACCACTGTCGGGATCTGTATATGCTTCTGGATGTTCAAAGTCAGCTAGACCATAAGCCTGCCTATACCCATCAAAAAATTCTATATATCTTTTCTCCATAACTGTATCAGTGGGCCACCCAGTCTCCCGTTTGGCCCACCTGTGCACTCATTCTCTTAGAGAATTAGATAATGCTATCCTTCTTTGCTTCAGTCTCGCCATGTTTAGCTTTAACAGATCCTTTGGAAATGTTTTCACTAAATGATTTTGCTTGACCGTATAAGGATTGATCAGTTACTGGGCCAACTTTACTGACTTCCCAACCAAACCATGTGCCTTTATCGTTTGACATTTGCGTAGTCTTTAGTCTGTAAATGTGGCTGAAAGATGCTGGTGTGAATAACCCATTGGCACCCTTCATTTTTATTCCAGACATCATTGAGTTCCATTTTCTACTAATCTTTAATTGAGTAGACTTCATAGATATCAATGCTGTTGCTGGATTATCTCCCGTGATAATGACAAAGTGTGATGCAGTCTTATCAATATAGTTACCATTAGGTAGTCTATCTTTATAGTTTGCATCAGGTGTTGTCTTGGACATGATATCAGAAGAAGAATCATAGATGTTTACTGGTGCACCTAAACCCTCCCCTCTATCTTTCCATTCGATGTATTCCAATTTATAAAAACATGGAATGACATCAATACCTTTTACTCCGTCATACAGTTCACCAGATACTGAATTGAATATCATACCCGGCTCTGCACCTTCAACATACTTACCATCACGTTTGTTAACTTCCGGTGAAAGTTGTCCTAGGATTTTTAAAAAAGGTAGGGCTAGATCATCTTGACCTATTTTACCCAAACCTTTTGCTGCATCATCTTCAAACATATTTGTTGGAAGACCTGCAGACTTTTTCTCTGCTACTTGGTTCATGTTTATTTGCTCCTTGTTACTTTGGTTCTGTTTCCTGTGAACACATTAAAAAGATCAGAGGGCATCTCTTGTCCAGATTCCAGACGCTCTCTGACCAATGCTTTAAGTGTCATTGGTTCGACCTTCAATTTCTGGACAGGTTCGTACCCTTGACCTTGCGCAAGGACCGCATATTGCGATGCCTTGTTATCTTCGTTACGGCCAAAGGAAACTGTAACCTCATTTTTAATAAGATCACCCAGGCCGTTATCTCGAAGCCATTTAAATGCTGCTTCTTTATTTGCTGCTGTAATCGAAGCACCATAAACTGGTTTAACTTCAACTGAAGAACCGTCTGATAATTTTAATGTAGAGATATTCATCTCCTGCATCATGGTTGGTATTACCTCACCTGATACTAAATCAACATGACGTTTCAGTTCTTTTAATTCTTTTTCTTTTTCTTCAAGTTCATCCTCTAATTTTTTTAGTTTGATGACTTGATCCGATAATGATTTGGCATCGTTAACTGAATTCAAATCTTCTCGTTGGTCTTGTTCAAAGTTTATATTACTCATCTATTTCTCCTTTCTCATATAAATTAATTTTAATAGGATAGTATTGTCTTTCTTGTTTATCCCATTTCAATAGATTGTATTTACCGTTTGTAATATCAGATACAATAGAACATGCAACACCTATCAAAGCTGGATCACCAGTTAATAATAAATGATCTTCAGGTTTAAAATTTTTTAAAAGTTTTCTTAATTTAAAAATTAATGGACCTGGAGAAAAAATCATTTGTGAAAGTTCAGGTAATAAAAATTTTAAGTCGCCGTATTTTTGTGCGCCAACAATATTTATTTTAGGATTACCTGCTCTTGTTCCTGGAACTTCCTGTATAACGTAAACTATTCTTTCTGACATTGACAAACAATATAAATATGTTTATATAGATGTCAACTAGAAAGCAGAAAAAATATTATGAATTATAAGTTTAAGACCAAGCCATACGAGCATCAGCTTAAGGCATTGGAAATGTCGTGGGATAAACCCTACTTTGCATATTTTATGGAGATGGGTACCGGTAAATCAAAAGTATTAATAGATAATATATCTATGCTTTATGATAACGGCAAGATCAATGGTGTTCTAATTGTGGCACCAAAAGGTGTAGTAAAAAATTGGTACGAATCAGAGATACCAACACACTTAGTAGACCATATACAAAATAAAACAGTGTTGTGGCAGTCTGCAATTAATCAAAAACAAAAAAAGAAATTAGATACTTTGTTTGAAACAGGAGAAGACTTACATATTTTAATTATGAATGTAGAAGCTTTGTCTACTAAAAAGGGTGTAGACTTTGCAACTAAATTTTTATTTTCTCACAGAGCTTTAATGGCCATAGATGAATCTACAACTATAAAAAACCCTGAAGCAAAACGTACTAAAAACATATGTCAACTCGGGTTAGCTACTAAATACAACAGAATTCTTACAGGATCACCGGTAACTAAATCACCACTAGATCTGTATAAACAGTGTGATTTTTTAATGCCTGAATTGTTGGGTCACTCCTCTTATTATTCTTTTAGGACCAGGTACGCTGTTATGAGAACGGCTAACTTTGGTGGTAGATCTGTGCAGATTGTGGTGGGCTATAGAAATTTAGATGAGTTGTCAGAAAAATTAAAAGAATTTTCATACAGAGTTTTAAAAGATGATTGCCTAGATCTACCTAAAAAAACATTTATGAAACGAACCATATCATTAACACCAGATCAATTAAAAGCTTACAGTCAGATGAAAGAGCTAGCTTTAGCCAATGTAAAAGGCAAGATGTCTACAACTGCAACAGTTCTAACTCAACTTATGAGATTGCAGCAGATAACTTGTGGTAATTTTGTGGCTGATGATGGCACTATGGTTGACCTGGACACTAATAGGCTACCAGAACTTATGGATGTATTAGATGAAGTTGAAGGTAAGGTTGTTATATGGGCTCATTTTCAAAGAGACGTGCATAGAATTATAGAAGCCATACATAAAAAATTTGGTGATCC